CAGGAAGCTAACACCAGAGGCCACAATGCTTGGGCGTTGTACTCTGCCTTCACTAACTATGCAAGCTATGCTGATGAGCGTAATGGTTTCAAGCTGCGTAATACTGCTGGCGATACTGAGGCAGTCAATATGTTTCAGCGTGAGGCCAAGGTAGCACAGTGGATTGAAAGCAAGCAGTTCAATGAGTTGATTGCAGCATGAGTGATGTAGATGACAGCGAAGATGTTTGCCCTGAGTTCACCAAGTACACAATAGAGTTCCGTCCTTGGTCTTTAGATGGTAAGGTAACTGGAGAAGTAGTTGCAGAAACTATAGACGATGCAAAGAAAAAGTTCCTTGCCATGTTAGCCGGTGCTTGTATACCTAGTTATTATAACTTGACAGGCAGCGGCAGACTAAGGGTAACAAAAGAACAGGTCTATGAAGAGGATAGACACGTGGTATGTTACAGCTATCCTAATTGTGATGAAGCACCTGCTGGATGTGTTGTCAGGAATGGTGAGAACGCTGAAACATATGGACACAGAGATTAGGAGAACGTGATGAAAACAGTGCAGCAACTAGTTGACAAGTACTATACATCCAATGATTTCAGTATGTTACGAGACAGAACTAAGAAGGACTATCAATACTTCCTTGGTGTAATGTGTGACAGTTTTGGAGATGTAAACTTTGACAAGCTGTCTAGCAAGCAAGCTAAACACGCTTATGAAGAGTGGGTTGTGCGGGGCATTAGCTTCGCCAACCACATCTGCACTGTGTCATCCATCGTGTTTCGTTATGCTATTGACATGGAGTATGCACAGATCAACCCCTTTGCTAGTGTCAGACGTAAGACACCACCACAACGCAAGGTTGTGTGGACAGAAGATGATGTGCGTCAATTCCTTGACACTGCATACGGTGCATTTGAATGGCGCAGCATTGGCCTGATAGTACACATGGCATACGAATGGTGTCAGCGGCTAGGCGATATGCGTCTGTTGACATGGGATAACTTTGACTTTGCAAATAGAAAGCTATCTCTTGAGCAATCAAAGCGCAGAGCAGAGGTAACGCTGCCCATAGAAGATGACCTATATGATATGCTGATACATCAAGAGCAAGACTTTGGCTTTCAACAGTACGTTGCGCCACGTACAATGCCTGTACAGGGGCAGTACCAACCTTATAGCATGGAACGCCTATCCAAAGCAGGAAGGGCTGTCATGCGTGAAGCTGGGCTGTCTGAGGAACTAAGGCTGATGGACTTACGAAGGACTGGTACGACACAGATGGTAGAGGCAGGTGTATCTATGGGACAAATCATGTCGGTTACAGGACACACTAACCCACAATCAGTTAAACCATACATGAAAAATACTTACTCATCTGCAAATTCTGCATTGACAATGAGGAAGTCACATGGTAAAAGCACTTAACTGCCGCAACGAAAGTGAGTATTACATATGGATATATATAACATTATAAGTGATATAGATGTACCCAATGGGCATACAAAACGTATGAACTGCCCTAACTGTGGTGGCCTCAAGACATTCACTGTCACCAACAACATGGGTTCACTTGTCTGGAATTGTTACAAGGTATCATGTGGTATCAAGGGCGGTAATCGTGTACGTCTTACAGTCGATGACATTCGGTCAGGCTTCAGAGGTGCAGAAGAATTTGCTGCCAGTACGTTTGAGTTACCTACATACATCATACCCCATCGTGAGAATGTATACATGAACAGATGGTGTGACACATGGGGCTTGGACATAGATGAGTTAGGTTTGTTGTATGATGTAAAGGAAAGCCGTGTGGTATTTCCTGTCATGCACGATGGAGTTATGGTAGATGCGACAGGTCGTTCACTTGGTAATCGTCTACCTAAATGGAAAAGATATGGAAAAAGTGGCTTGCCTTACACCGCTGGGTGTGGTAAAGTCGCAGTAGTTGTTGAGGACTGTGTGAGTGCAGCCGTTGTTGGTTACGGTTCCTTTGTCGGGGTTGCGCTTCTAGGCACATCATTGCAAGAGGCGCATAAAGGGTATCTCGCACAGTTCTCAACAGCAATCATAGCGTTAGACCCCGATGCGCTACCCAAGACTTTGCAGATGGCAAAGGAATTACGTGGTCACGTAAACGATGTTCGTGTACTACGACTGACTGACGATTTGAAATATCGTAACCCGACAGATATGGAGAACCTATATGGAATTATCAATCATTAGAAGCCTTATGGACAAGTCCTTTTATGACGATCATCGTGGATCAAAGTGTCCACAGAAGTTGTTTAGTAAGGATGCTCGTAAGATTAAAGAAGCTATCGACACAGCTATGGATCGGTACGAGCGTACTGTAACACCAGATGAGATTGAGGCATTGTTCATGTCTAACAATCCCACATTGACTACAGCACAGAAGCAAGCCTACTCAAGTCTGTTTGCACAGATCAAACGTGAGCAGCCTATGGGTAGTGACATAGCACAAGAGGTATTGTCCAAGCTATTCCAACAGGTAGTGGGCGAGGACGTTGCTAACATTGGCTTTGATATGGTCAATGGTGATGCTGCTACCCTTGAGAAGCTACGTGATCTGCTAGAGCGTTATGGTGATGACTTCATTCCCAACCTCAATATTGAGTGGGATGACATCAGCATTGAAACGCTTATGGCGAAGGCTGAGTTGGAAGCCAAGTGGTCATTCAACATACCATCAGTTACACGTAAGGTTGAGGGTGTGTCAGGTGGTCAGCTTATCGAAGTAGGTGCTAGACCTAACACTGGTAAGACATCCTTCCATGCCAGCTTGATTGCTGCGCCGGGTGGGTTTGCACATCAGGGTGCTAAGTGTATCATCCTATGTAATGAGGAACCTACTCACCGTGTCGGTGCTAGATATCTGACTGCTGCCGCTGGTATGACAGCACGTGAGGTACGAGACAACATTGGTGCAGCCAAGGCTAAGTACGAACCAGTGATGAACAACATAAAGATCAAAGATGCTGGTGGTCGTGACATGGCATGGGTTGAATCTGTATGTAAGACACATAAGCCTGACATCCTTGTACTAGACATGGGTGACAAGTTTGGTGTGGCAGGTAACTATGCCAGACCTGACGAAGCACTGAAGGCTTGTGCTATCTATGCTAGGCAGATTGCCAAGACATATGACTGTGCTGTATTTTATATGTCACAGTTGTCAGCCGATGCCGAAGGTCGTGCGCAGCTTAACCAATCAATGATGGAAGGCTCACGTACAGGTAAGGCTGCTGAAGCTGACCTGATGATATTGATTGGTAAGTCACCTACCGTAGAAGGACAGGAAGAAGAAAGTCCACTACGCCATATCAACATTGTCAAGAACAAGCTGAATGGCTGGCATGGCATGGTCAACTGCGAACTTAACTATCAGACTGCGAGGTATGAGGGATGAGGAAACGATTTAGTGAAGCCTTACATGGTAAGCATGACAAGCCAGCACGTATCCGTACTATGGAATACATGCAGGTTAAGGGCTATGAGATATGGGAAAACCCCAATACCTATGGGCAAGACTTGATTGCCGAAGGCAGCAAGGGTAAGTTCTATGTTGAGTGCGAGGTAAAGACTGTATGGGATACAGACAAGTTCCCTTTCGATACAGTACAGTTGCCAGAACGAAAGAGTAAGTTCTTTACTTCACCTACGTTGTTCTTCATCTGGAATAAACCCCTGTCCTCTGCAATTATGTTTAAGTCTGATGACATTAAACACTTAACACCAGTTGAGGTATCTAATAAATATATAACGTCTGGCGAGTTCTTCTATCAGATACCGCTAGACATGACAGGAACAGTAAGGATGGGCAGATATGAAACTAACACTTGATGTAGAGAATACAACGACTAAGCGAGATGGCAAGCTACACCTTGACCCCTTTGAGCCTAACAACTCACTGACTATGGTTGGTGTACTGACTGACCAAGGACACGAGCAGCATTTTCCTTTTGACCATGCTGACGTTCCTAGTCAAGCTGACTACCATGATCGTGTACAATGGTTCCTTGACCAAGCTACCGTACTCATCTGTCACAACGTGGCACATGATTTGCTATGGCTATGGGAGTCAGGCTTCAAGTATGATGGTGCAGTGTTTGATACTATGCTTGTTGAGTATGTACTGCAGCGTGGTATCAAGGAACCTCTATCACTAGAGGCTTGTGCTGAACGCTATGAGTTAGATACGAAGAAGCAGGATACCTTGAAGGAGTACTTCAAGAAGGGCTACAGTACACGAGACATACCATACAACGAGTTGTGTGAGTATCTATCTGCTGACCTTCATGCTACGCAGCAGCTTGCTGACAAGCTATGGTATCGCCTTAACACTACGGCAGATGCAGGTCTGCTATCTACTGCACGACTTACTAATCGTGTAGCTAAGTGCTTGACTGCCATCTATCAGCGTGGCTTTGCTGTAGACATCAGCAAGCTTGACGAAGTGCGTACAGAGTTTGAGCAGGAGAAGAAGCAGCTAGTCTCTGACTTGCAGTCTCATGTACGTAAGCTGATGGGCGATACACCTATCAACCTTAACAGTCCGGAGCAATTGTCTTGGGTTATCTATAGCCGCAAGGTTATTGACAAGCCCTATTGGGGTAACGCTATTGATCCATACATGGCAGATGCAGACTTCCGTAGTCTCATTGCTGGCGGTACAGAGAAGATATACAAGACAGTAGCTGAACAGTGCCGTGCCTGTAATGGTAGTGGTGCTATTAGAAAGGTAAAGAAAGATGGAACACCATTTGCCAACACTAATAAATGTACGTCCTGTAGTGGGGCTGGCTATCTGCTTACTAATGCTGTGGATGTGGCGGGGCTAAAGTTCAAGCCACCATCAGCTAAGTGGGCATCAGCCAATGGCTTCTCCACTAGCAAGCAGAACCTAGAGGTACTTGAGGCCGCAGCTAAGTCACGAGGTATGACTGACGCTGTTGACTTCTTGTCTAAGGTACGGCGGCTATCTGCTGTCGATACCTACCTGTCATCATTCGTTGATGGCATTGGAACACACACCAAGCAAGATGGTATGCTGCATGTACGGTTGCTTCAGCATCGCACATCAACAGGCCGCTTCTCTGGTGCTGATCCTAATATGCAGAACATGCCACGTGGCGGTACGTTCCCTGTAAAGAAAGTCTTTGTGTCACGATTCGATGGTGGTAAGATAATGGAAGCTGACTTTGCGCAGCTTGAGTTTCGTACTGCCGCTTATTTATCACAGGATGAGGTAGCAATTGAAGAAGTATCTACTGGATTTGATGTACATGCATACACCGCTAAAGTTATTACCGATGCTGGTCAACCTACGAGTAGGCAGGATGCGAAAGCGCACACCTTTGCCCCCCTCTACGGTGCTACTGGATACGGTAGAACAAAAGCAGAAGCAGCCTACTACGAACACTTCAACAGCAAATACCAAGGAGTTGCCGCTTGGCATTCCCGACTGGCTAAAGAAGCTATAGCCACACAAAAGATAACCACGCCTAGTGGTCGTGAGTTTGCGTTCCCTGATGTGGTACGTAAATCTACCGGGCGTGTGTCACACTTTACACAGATTAAGAATTACCCTGTGCAATCATTCGCTACTGCAGACATTGTACCTATTGCATTGCTGCACATTGATGACTTGCTAAAG